GTGCAAGCTGTTCAAGCCTGTGCCTGAATACAAGGACGCATGTGATTGGCTGGCTGACAACGGTGAGGCTAAGTTTGTAGAGCGGTGGTGGAGATCTGAGGCGTATGTCCCTGATGGCATTGTCAGCGGAACTAGCATGTGGGAATTGGTGTCTAAGCCTATGCCACCAGCAGACTGCACCTACCCTTGGGCAGGGCTGAACGACTTAACCTATGGCTTACGCTTTGGTGAGATGGTGACAGTGACAGCAGGTAGTGGCTTAGGTAAGAGCCAAGTGCTGCGTGAGATTGTGTGGCATCTTCTACAGAAGACCAACGATAACATTGGCCTGATGTTCTTAGAGGAGAGCGTTAAGAAGACGGGCCTGTCTATGATGTCATTGGCAGCTAACGCACCCCTGCACCTGCCTGATGTGGTGGCAACGCCTGAGCAACGGCGTGATGCGTTTGAACGCACACTAGGCACAGGGCGGCTGTACTTGTTTGACCACTTTGGTAGCACAGCAGTGGAGAACATTGTCAATCGTGTGCGCTACCTAGCGAAGGGCATGTCCTGCAAGTATGTGTTCCTAGACCACCTGTCCATCATTGTGTCCGCACAGGAAAGTGGAGATGAGCGCAAGGCTCTTGATGAAATTATGACTAAGCTTCGCATGCTTGTGCAAGAGACAAACATTGCGCTTATAATCGTGAGCCATCTCAAGCGTCCACAGAACATAGGCCATGAGGAAGGCGCAGCTACATCACTGGCACAGCTTCGCGGTAGTGGAGCTATTGCTCAGCTTAGCGACATGGTGATTGGACTAGAGCGTAACGGTCAGGCCGAAGACTTAGTGGAACGAAACACCACAAGAGTAAGGGTGCTGAAGAACCGCTTCAGTGGAATCACTGGCCCTGCTGGTAACCTACTCTACAACAAAGAGACAGGCCGCATGTTTGAGATAGAAGCCCAAGAAGAAACCCTGTTATGAAAGAAGTAAATGATTTACTTAGACATCGAAACCGATACAAAGCACAAACAGATATGGCTCTGTGTTACAGCAAAAGACGGTGAGATAAAACATTGGAGAAATAAAGATGGACTACAAGAATACCTTGAGGGCCACCCGATATGTGGTCATAACATTATTGGTTTTGATGCTCCTGTACTCAAGAGGGTGTGGGATGTCACCATCCCCAATGCCAGTTTAATAGATACACTTGTTCTCTCGCGTCTGCACAATCCTGATGTAGACATTGCATTCATAGAGGGACAGAAAGTACCACCACCTCATAGCCTACAGGCGTGGGGCATTAGGCTCAAGTGCCACAAGATAGACTTCACTGACTATGATGCTGGCTGGTCTGAGGAGATGGCTAAGTATTGTGAGCAGGATGTGTTGCTTCTTGAGAAGCTGTACTCCCATCTTATATCTCTGCTTGTTAGGGATAAGTTCAGCACCCAAAGCACAGAGCTTGAGCATAAGGTTGCCATCATATGTAAACAGATGGAAGACAACGGGTTCAAGCTGGACATGCCGAAGGCTATGTCTCTGCATGCACACCTGATTGGACGCATGTCTGACATTGAATGCAAGATGCAGGAAGTGTTCAAGCCCACCTATGAAGAGTTAAAAACTCCACAGTATTGGACAGTGTTCGATGGCTCTTGGAAGGAATACAAAGCAGAGACTAAGACAGAACTTCTAGCTCTGCTTCGACAAGATGGCTGCAAACCCTCCCTGATAAAGGATGCTGTTGCTGGGCCAATGAAGGTTAGGGAGCATCTGTTCAATGCTGGCAGTAGGCAACAGATTGCTGAGCGATTGTCTGCGCTTGGTGTGAAGTTTAACAAGCACACAGAGAAGGGCAATGTCATTGTGGACGAGACAGTGCTACAAGGCATAGACTTGCCCGAAGCTAAGCTTGTTGCTGAGTATCTGATGTTGCAGAAACGCACAGCACAGATCAGTAGCTGGATGGAGTTTGTTCAAGACGATGGCAGGGTGCATGGACGCATCATCACTAACGGTGCTGTGACGGGTCGTTGTACCCACAGTAGTCCCAACATGGGACAAGTGCCAGCAGTCAATCCTGACACGCCCTATGGCGCTGAATGCAGAGAGATGTGGACAGTGGAGCAGGGCAATGTGCAGGTGGGTGTAGACCTTAGTGGCATTGAACTACGCTGCTTAGCCCACTACATGCAGGACGAGCGGTGGCAAGAGGAACTGTTGAAGGGTGATGTGCATTGGATGAACTGCCAAGCTTTTGGACTAGTGCCAAAGGGTACAGTGAAAGAAGACAGCAATCCCGAACACAAGAAGTTTAGGAACCAAACTAAAACCATGACCTATGCCATGCTCTATGGTGCAGGTGCAGCAAAGATTGGTTTAACCGCTGGTGTGTCACCAACAAAAGGCAAGAAGCTTATTGATAACTTCTTGGATAACACTCCAGCACTAAAGAAACTCAAGGAGAAAATAGCTAGGCTGTCTGCTAAAGGTTTGTTGCCAGCATTAGACGGTAGGAAAGTATGGGTAAGGAACGCACATGCTGCTCTGAATACCCTGCTGCAATCTGCTGGTGCTATCGTAGCTAAGCAATGGCTGGTGGAATGTGACGAAGCATTGAAGGCGCATGGAATAAATGCAAAGCTCATTGCTTTTGTCCACGATGAAACTCAATGGGAAGTTGCTAAAGAAGACGCAGAGAAAGCAATGAAGATTATTGAATACTCTGCTACTCAGGCTGGTCTTGTGTTAAAATTTAGGTGTCCTGTTGCTGCCGAAGGAAAGATCGGCAACAACTGGCGTGATTGCCACTGACGATACAAGTGGATTTTTATTTTTCATAAAGGAAATAGTATGGCAGATTTATCAAAGCGAGTTAAAATTAAAGCCGATGTGTTCTGGTGTCAGCATACCAAAGTGAATGATATGTCAGGTAAGTATCAGCTTAACCTGTGCAATCTGAGCGATGCTGCTGTGGATGCTTTGGAAGCAATGGGTATCAGTGTTCAAACTGGTGAAGATAAGAAGGCTGAGCAGGGCCGGTATATCACCTGTAAGAGTCAGTCGCCTATCAAGGTGTTTGACGCAGACGGTGATCTGATTGAAGAAGCCATTGGCAATGGAAGCAAAGCTAAGGCTTTGGTTGGTGCGTATGAGTGGTCTTACAAAAACAAGAAGGGCATCAGCCCATCCTTGGGTAAGATTGTAATTACAGAGCTTGTTGATTTCGGTACTGAGTCTGCTCTTGATGATGAAGATATTTTGTAAAGGAAAACTGGAATGAACATTAGACTAAACCTCCACATCGATACTGTTAATACGATTCTTACGGGGCTGGGAGAGTTGCCTTACAAGGTGGCTGCTCCCCATGTGAATGAGATTCACCGGCAAGCTACTCCTCAAGTTGAGCCACCAGCTAAACAGGATGACATGCCTGTGCAAATGGAACTTCCCTTGGAAGATCCTAATCAGTAACAGCAGTGCAAAGCAAGGTGATAGCGTTAGTTGACTCTGACATTATTGCTTATCGCATAGCGTTCGCTTGTAAGGATGACGATGGGAAGACAGCTAAGAGATCTCTTAACAGTTATCTCACCGACATCCTACTGATTGGCGTTGATAATACATACAGTGGTTGTTATGCCGATGAATGGAAACTCTACCTAACAGGTAAGAATAATTTCAGACTAGACATAGCAACCACTGCTGTGTATAAGGGTAATAGAACAGCACCTAAACCAAAACATTTACCGTTGTTGAGAAAACATTTGGTAGATGATTGGGGTGCAATTATTATTGACGGTCAGGAAGCTGACGATGCTATAGCAATAGAAGCAACTAAGTTGCAAAGTAATTTTGTCATTGCTTCTGTCGATAAAGATTTAGATCAGATAGCTGGCTGGCATTACAATTTTGTAAAGAAGGTAGGGTATAACATAACTCCTGAAGAGGGTATGTATAGATTCTACAAACAAATATTAACAGGGGATTCCGCTGATAATATCATAGGCATAAGAGGGGTTGGCCCCGTCACTGCTGACAAACTCCTATCAGAAGCAACAGATGAAATGGAAATGTATTCTATTTGTCTAGAGCAATATGAAGGGAACGAGGAAAGAGTTATTGAAAATGCCAGACTGCTCTGGCTTAGAAGATATGAGGATGAACTATGGCAACCACCAATGAAGGATACAGTATGAGAAGGAATATCAAGAATGATCTACAGCCCAATGATGTTGCGATTATTTTACGCCCTCATGTGGGAAAAGATGGGCAATGGGATCAAACATTTGAAGTTGTTGTTAGTGGCTTTGGCCCTGTCACTATTTCTAAGGAAGCGATGGATGACATGATTGGCATGGCAGTATTGCTGGCCTCTGTTGTTCCCCTTATGGAAAGCAACGAAGAAATTGCAGCAGAGATTATGGATCACTGTAGTAAGTTCTATGCACACAATGCTGTTGGTGTTGAGTATGATGTCAATCACAATAGCTTTGCTGACCTAGACAAAGATCTTCGTTCCTTTGATATCAATACTCCCACTGTGGGCGGGATGCAATGACTTCTGTAGCTGAGATATTGCAGCAGCGCGGGGATCGCTACGGTGAATACATCAATGTAGCAACCACTAGCCAAGAGATAAAGCATGTCATATTCAGCGGGACTAAAGTAAATGAAACTGCCGACAATGATATGTGTGAAAGCTTGGG